CCTGGTAGACGACCATGTCGAAGGTCATCATCAGTTCGCCCACGTGCTGTTTGGCATCGGAACTCAGCGCGGTCGTCGCCTCGACTTGGGTGTACTGTTCAACCGCATGATTGAGGGTCGGATCCAGACAGAAAGCGTCCGTGATCTGCTCTTGCAGAACTTCCATCGCAGCACCCGCCAGGGCGGGCATCGCCGCCACCACGCGGCCAACAACCACCAGCGAGATCGTGCTTTTGAACTGGTAGCTGCCAGGAAATTGCGAGATTTTCCGCTCGCGTGGCGTCGAAACCAGCAGCATCGGAAACAGTCGCGGGTCAGTCGGCCAGTCGGCCCAGGCGAAGACGCTGGTCCCAGCCGAGGTCTGCGCCGCAAGCAGCGCATTGATCCCCATCAGCCGCAGTTGTGAACGCGAGATACCATCGACCAGCATCAGGCGCTGTCTCCGGCGTCCAGTTCGTTGAGCAGGAGCCGCGCCCAGCCATGCCCGTCAAGGCGCACCTCCTTGACGATGTAGAGCGCGCCGCGCACCACCAGCGTATCACTCTGCGCCGGGGCAGTGGCGGGCGGAAACTGCGAGAGCTGCACGCCGAGGACGGGCCGCTCCGCGGTGACCGCACTTCCGAGCATATCATCGGAAAACGAGTGGCTGTCGCGAGCGGCGATCACCATCAGTTCGCGGTAGGCCTGGTCGAATACCCCGACAATCGGGAAGGTCGAGGCTGGCGTGGTATAGGTCACCGGTTCGCCAAAACAGGCGACAGTCGGCCCGATCAGCAGCGTGTCCCAGTCAACGGCCATTTTACTGCGGCCTCACGATGCCATTCGTTGCGCCGGTGAACATCGGACCGATGCCGGGGACCAGTAGCGGCACGCGCGGGTCGACCAGGAAACCGGCGGCGAGCAGATGCGCGTGGTCATCGACCGACAGCTCCAGGACAGTGCCGGGGCCGTGCGAACGCCCCGCGAGCACTACCGTTCGACCACGCGCCACCGTGGCCGTCATCATTTCCGGGGACGGTTCCGGCGGGATCGGGGGCGGCATCGGGGCCGCTGGTGCCGCCTTGGCTGCCGCGGCCATCAGTTGATCGTCCCGGCGCACACGGTCGCCGCCAGCGCGGCATTGACGCGCGACGGGATCACCACCGGGCTGCTCTGCATCAGCAGGAACCGTTGTGCCGGGTCCTGCTCGATCCAGGTTTTAGGTGCGTAGGGCAACGCCTCGTAGTTGAAAGCCGGATCGAGGATTTGGCCGAACGCCCGCGTGCCGATCAAATCAGGGCCGGACATGATGACCGTACCGTCCGCGATCATCGGCTGCAGAATGTTGTCCTCGTCGACATACCAGTCGTTGTAGAGCCAAAGGTCGTACTGGCCCCATTTGCCCTTGTAGGCCGCACCGGGCTTGATCGTCGGGCCTGGGTTCATGCGGTTTCCGAAATCGCCCAATTTGGGATAGTAAACCGCGCCTTGCACGCCCTCGGCGTTGAGAAATTTCAGCCAAGGCGTTGTTGTGAAAAGGATATCGGTGGCGTTCGCGCCCGATAATTTCAGGATAGTGTGCTGCCAGGTCTCAATCGACGTGACCGGGACCAGGTCGCGGCCTTCGGCGTTGAAGTTCGGCGCATAACCCCATGATCCGGCGCCGGTGCCGAGCCCGACGGTCAGGAGCGGGGAGCGGCCGAAGTCGATGAGCTGGGTCGGAAAGCCCTCGCCCGCCACGGTCACGGTGCCGGTCGTCAGGACCTGGGCGGCCATCCATTCGAGGCGCCGGGTCAGCATGTCGATCTGATCCGTCATTTCAAATTCGAGGTTGGCCATCTCACGCTCCGCGCCGGTCATGTCGCCGCCGATGCGCTCGCCAATCATGCGCCGGATGGGCTTCCGCAAATCGGGGGCGCGCTTGTCCTTGATGTAGGCCGGCTTGAAGGTGTTCGTCTGGATCCGGCGCTGTTCGACCAGCTTGCCTTCGACCAGCGGCGAGACAAACGGCGACATACGCCGGGCGCCCACATCGACATCGATGCTGACAAACTCACTGTCGCTGGTGACGATGTTGGGGAAGAACGTATCCAGCAGAAAAGACTGAGCGCGCAACAGGTTGGGGACAACCTGAATGAGCGTGTTCGTGTCGTAGATCAGGTTGCCCTGGGACGCCATAAGTGCCTCCAAAATACAAAACCCGCCGAAGCGGGTTGGTTAAGCGGGTTCAGTGAACGGGAGCAGCTACGCGCCGAGCTACGCGCCGAGCTACGCGCCGAGCTACGCGCGAAGCTACGCGCCGAGCTACGCGCCGAGCTACGCGCCGAGCTACGCGCGAAGCTACGCGAAGTTGGTGACCGCCGTTCCGGCGTCCACAGCGGAGACGACCGTCTTCAGGTAGATCGCCCACGGACGGAGCGCGGTGGTCAGCAGCTCCGGCGTCCACGAACTGTCGTAGCTGATCGCGTTGACGTTGAACTCGCCCATCACATAGGCGCCGGTTCGCACCGGCCCGTTGGTCGCGTCCGCGTAATCCGCCAGGATCGCCACCGGGACCTGACTGCCGTCAGTCGCCGTCTTGATGCTGGTGATGAAGCTGCCGATGGAATCCACCGCATTCAGCGTGAACGAATCGCCGGCAACGAAGGCTGTCCCGCCGGCGGTGATCGTGAAGCCCAGGCCACCGTTGGCGTAAGCCGCGCCTGTGGTCGCCGCGGGCAAGGCGGTCCCTTCAGGATTGGTGACCGTCCAGTTGGTAGCACTGGTCGCCACCACGCTATAATTCCCGATCAGGGCGCCGGTCGCCGCGGACAGGCCGCCGATGGTGCCATTCCCGACGTTGGCGCCCGGGGTGGGGAGCACGCTGTAGCTGGACTGCTGGCCGAGGACGGTCCCACGCGGAAGCTGCGAGCCCGCGGCGAGGACGATCGGCTGCGACACCAGCTTGAGATTGCCGGCGATAAGTTGGTCGGGGATGTAGGTTTCGGAAAAGATCCCTGGTTGCTGCGGGTTGTCGCCTATAGTGGAAACGACGAGCGTCATTGAAGATGTCTCCTGGGAAGGGGTGTTTTAGGCGGCTTTCTCGCCGCGGCGTTTCTGGCCGGCGGCGATGATCTGCGCGGCGAGACCCTTGGCGCCGGTCGCGGCCGGCTCCGTCTCCGGGCCGACCTCGTACTGCGGCTGCTCCTGCATGCGGTTCCTGAGATCGCGCGGCGGCGTCGCCGGCGCTGCTGGGGCTGCTGCTGGCGGTGCTGGCGCCGCTGCTTGGGCGGCTGGGGCGGTCTCACCGGCGGCGACGACCTTCAGCAGTGCGATCGCGGTAACGGCCGGCAGGCTGGTGCGGAACGTCACGAACGCAGCGACGTCGGGGCGCACCCCGGCAGCCGCACAGGAAAAGATCGCGTCTCCGCGCTGCGCGAGGGCGAGTTCGCGGGCGCGGGCCTCCTTCTTTTCCTTCTTCTTCTTCTCGTCGTCATCTTCTTCTGCGGCGGCGGCGGCGGCAGCCTCTTCTTCTTCGCGCTTCGCCCTGGCCTCTTCCTCTTCCTCGCGCTTCGCCTCTTCTTCCTCTTCCTCGCGCTTGGCCTTTTCCTCGTCCGTCTCCTCGGGCTTGGCCTTGGCGGCAGCAGCGCGGCGGCCGGTCAGCAGATTGGCGAACGTCGACGTGCTCGCCATCAGAGAGCTTCGCATCACATTTACTCCTTTTGAAGTCAGGCGAGGCTGGCAATCAGCTCGCGAAACGCAGCGTCAGGCGACAGGACATCGCAGGCCAAGCCTGCCTCAACACCCTTCGCGCCGAGGAAACATCCGGCCTGCGTAGCGCGGACGGCCTCGACGGAAAGGTCACGGTTGCGAGCCACAGTCTCGACAAACAGCTCGCCCATCGTGTCGACGTCTTCCTGGTAAGCGGCCAGGGCCTCGCCGCTTAATGGTTTCTCGGGCGCACCATCGGCTTTGCGGGCGCCGTAGTGGATGAACGTCACATTGATCCCGGCGCGCGTGAGGGCCTTCGAGAAGTCAACGTGGCAGCATATCACGCCTATGCTTCCTACGCCGCCGGTGCGCGGCACGATGAGGTGGTCCGCTGCGCTGGCGATGGCATAGGCCGCCGAGTAGGCCGTCTCACTCAGGATAGAAACCATCGGCTTTTCACCACGGGCGGCGTAAATTTCGTCCACAAGATCGAAGCATTCGGAAACCTCGCCACCCCCGCTGTCGCACTCGAACACGATGGCTTTCGCCTGTGGATCCTCCAATGCGCCTCGGAAGGCGCTGCGGATGACGTCGTATCCCTGCATGCCGCTGTAGGGCCGCATCCCGCCGAGCTTCGCCACCAGCGTCCCGCAGACCGGGATGACCGCCACACCGCCGATCAGGTCATAGCCAGGATCGGCCACTTCCCCGGCACGGTCGAAATCGTCGTAGTCATCGTCATCGCGCCACGCCTGGATGGTCAGCGTGTCGCCGTTCAGCCGCGTGAGAGAGACAATGCCCAGGCGTTCGGCGAGTGCTGCGATCACCACCTCGGCGCGCATCGGATGGATCGCCAGGGGCGTGTTGAACAGCCGCTGCGACAGGAATGGCAGCCGGTTCATGCCGACTTATCCACAGCCCAGTACCGTACTGCAGCATGAAGTAAGAGGTATATATCTATACCGTTCTCCCGGGCGCGCGCGTCTTGTGGTTGGCACCCAGTGATAACGGTGATACGCACCCAGTGATAACTCACGGGGAGTTTTCCACATGAAAGGCCACATCGCCCGCTTCCGCTCGCGCGCCGAGTCGCTGAAGCAGGATCAGGCTTTGCAGCTTCGCCAGTTGGTGCTGCCATGGGAGGAGGAGGCGCCGGTCGCGGTGCGCCAACTGCTGACCCTGATTGATCGCCACACCGCGACGTCGAAAGGATGGACGTTCGTCATGATATCGCCGACTCAGAACCGGGACGTGTGCCGTTGGATCAGGGCCAACGCCAAACGCCCGAACGTGACGGCCGCGCTGTGGGAGGAGTTTTTTTGCCACCTGATGATGGACACCGGCGAAATCATCATGGACCGCAAGCAGATGATGGAAGCGGCTGGGACCACGAGTTCGAACGTCTCGACGGCTCTTTCCGAACTGGTCTCCGTTGGCGCTCTGATCCGGTTTCAGGAGGGCCGTGAGGTTCGTTGGTTCATGAACCCCAAGGTCGGCACGTGTTTGACCGGCAAAGCCCGTGAGAACGCCCAGCAGTCGGCGCCAGCACTGCAAGTCGGTGGTGTGAGGCCGGTTCATTCAGTGCCCGTAGATCGAGATGCGAAAGCACGCGCCGCAGATCGGCGGTGACGGCTGATCGCCACGCCAGTAGCTCGGCGTGCGTGTCGGGCGGCCGCAGTCCGTGCAGGCAACGGGAACGCGCAGGATGCCCCAGACAATCGAGAGAAATTCGTCGTTCTCGTCGTTCTCGACTGCGGCTGCTTCATTCGGCATCCCGCACATCCTTGATCTGGCGCATGGCGAAGACGCGATGCTCTGCCTTCTCCACGTCGAACGCCTGCAGCAGCCATTGCGGCTCCGGATGATGTTCGGTCGTGCCCCAATACACGGCATTCATCTCGACGTGGCGATCCGCGGTATGCCCGCGCCAATTCGTATAGGTGAAGCACACCCGCTGACCGGCCGTGACATAGAGGGCGGTATCATCGTTCATGCCGCCTTCGCCTCCTTGGCCTTCGGCGGCGCCTCGTCGGACTTCTTCGGCGCCGTCACCGCCGAATAGAGCCCCGCCCATTCCGGCCGCGGGATGCCGAGTTCATCGAACTTCTTGATCTCGTAAGCACGCTGCGCCAAAACCTCTTCAAAGTCAGTGCCTTGCGCAAGACACTCCTGTTCCAGCGTGGACAGGCCGGCATCCATGCCGAGGATCGCCCCGGCCCGCTCATCGACCGGATTGACCCAGCCCTTCGGCGGCCCAACCCACGTGCAGCGGAGAAACGCCCTGCGCCACGCGGTGAACATGGCGTGGCCCAGCTCGTCCCCCAGGTCGACGCCAACCGGCAGCGGCAAGTCGTCCATGAGGGTCATTTCCTCGACCATCGCGGCCCGAACCGGCACGGCGAAGCCCTCAAAGAAGTCATGGGAGCGGCGGTCCATCGTCTTGCCGGCTTCGAGCGCGGCGGACCGGGCGGAGGAGTAATTCACGTCCGACCAGTTGTTGCTCACCTGCTGCGCTGACAGGCCGAGGCCAGAGGCGACGTTGCGCAGCAACGCATCCTCGAACGGACTGAAGTTGGTCGACGGGCGCGCGGCCGTCACTGTCTTGATGGACTCGCCTGGATACATCTGGCTCAACCGCGCACCGCCCAGCATGATCCCGTTCTCGCGGTGCCAGAGCGCCCGGTCGTTCTGGTAGCCGTTGAGGTTCACGCCATCGAAGCCCTCGTCCCCGCCCATGGCCTCCTTGACCAACTGCGGGTCCAACGGCGATTCGACATAGGCAGCGAAGATCGCGTTGATGATCGCGGCATCCAGCTCGACGCTGTCGTATTTCACCAGCATCTTCAGGCGCTGCAGGACCGGGGTGAAGATCCCTGCCCCGCCACGATGCTGACCGGCCCGCTGGTTCTCGTAGTAATGGACCACGATCGGCCGGCCCCAGTCGGTCTCGCGTGGGACTCTTTCCCACGACACACTCTTCGCGGCCGAGAACCAATCGCCCTGATGCGCCTTGCGGATATGATACGCGATGGCGGCGCCGTCCTCGTCCACCTCGACGCCGCCCCGGAGGGCTTGCTGGTCGAAGCGCAGTTGCGGGTTGGAAAGCCGATCAGGATCAATCAGTTGCAAGGCCGTGTGATAGCGGGCCTTGCCGAGCCGGACCTGACTTTCGCGGCGCCACTTCAGGACGGCCAGGGCATCGCCGTCGATCAGCGAATGGCGGAACGCGGTGTGCGCCATCTGGCTGAAGGTCTGGTTGCGGGTGGCATCGCACCACCTGGCCTGGTCATTGGCCCACACGTCCCAATGGCCGTCGACCGCCTGGCCGAACTCGCGCGACCACTCATGGTCGAAGCTCGGATTGCCCGACACCATTGCCAGCCACGCCCAGTTCGGCTTGCTGACCGGGCGCAGGTTGGCGCCGATCGCGTTGTCCAGGATGCGTGTAACCGCGCCGGAGGCCCAGCCGTCGTTCCGAACCACGTCCCGCACCCGGGCCACGATCCGGTCGCGGAACATATTAAGCTCGCCATCGGGCGACCAGAGGTACGGTTGCCACGCCGCCATGTGCGGCCCGTAGTTATCCGCCGCGTCGTAGG